CGCGCGGCGGTGGCGTAGGCGTGGGCGTTCTTGAACGCATGCCCATTGAACACCTCATCCTCGGTGAGCTCCACATCCTTGAGATGATCACGCAGAGCGAGGACCACCTCATCGAGCGCGGCGCTGATCTGAGGCTCAAGATCGCTCTGGCGCCGAGGTATCATGTCAGCCAGCTGGGGGAACATGCCGACAAGCGCCTCATGGTCGAGACCGGTGCTGAAGGGGCGAGGCGTCACCTTGAACAGGTCTCGCTCCACGCGCGTCTCTGCCCCCTGTCCACGGTCGATCGAGTAGATGACCTCCATCGCATAGGTCGCAGAGGTCGCAGTGACCCATGAGGGGACTGTGCCATACCACAGCGCGAAGGTGAGCGTGGCGTTGGTGCCGAGGTCTATCTCACGTGGCAGAGGCTCCGCGAGGATGGCGGTGGTTCCCACTAGGCGCGTCAGCACCACAGGATAGATCGAGTCTCCTGCGGTGATGAGGAAGGCGCGCGCTTGGTCAGCCTGTAAGCCCGACGCTTGTGATGCCACGGTGAGAGTCCTGCGGTCGGCAGCGATTGCCGAGACCGAGATGTCAGCGCGCGTCTGCGTGAGATAGATGATGGAGGTCTGCCCCTCCTCTTTGAAGTTGGCAGAGGGCGCGGTGGTCAACGGACCGGGAGCCATCCAATCAAGACGATGAGTCTCACCTGTGACTGCTTTCCTCATGCTCATGCTCCTGCGTTGGCTTTGGCGATGTCGGCGGCGTCAGCCATCGTCAGCCCCGCCGCGTCGACGAAGCCCTGCGATACAGGGCTCCATGAATGGCGGCAGTTGTAGCCACCACCTGATAGTTTCACAGGCAGACCCTGCCCGTTATTGAGCCGCGCCATCTGCGCCTCTGTGACCACCTTGTTGATCAACGGCTTGCAGAACATGCGCGTGATCCCATCGCGGGGGCCTGTGTAGAGGTAGAGGTCGAGCCCTGCCGACTCACCGACAGCCGCTGTGACCTGTCGACCATAGCTGGCGATCTTGGTCTTGACCTCGGTCAGTTGACGCCCCTCAGAGCGCTCTAGTTGAGCCGACAGCGCGCTCATTGACGCCTTGAGGGGTACTCCTAGGGACATGCCTTGAAGCGCCTCTCTGATGGCTTTGGTGGTGTCGGGAATGATGACATCTTGAAACACGGAGTCGACCGCCGCCACGCGAAAGCTATCGAGCTGTGCTTGGACTGATGCGGTGGTTGCGGTTGGTTCCAAGACTTGGATCGCTTCAAGCGCGGCGGCGGCCACTCGGTCAGACTGCTCGATGAAGTCATCGATGGTCAAGCCGAAGCCTGCTTGAAGCACAAAGTCTGCGAGGGTGTCTCTCGGCATCGCGAGAAGCGCCTCGGGTGAGGTCATTGACAGAGCGGTCTCCAACACATCGAGGAGGCTCTGCCTGCTTTGTCCCAGTGCTCGCGCCATCACCTCCGCCGCCTTGATCTCTGCGCGTAGCTCTTTCACCTTGGCCTTGGTCAGCTCAGCACGTGGGCCACTCTGCTCTTTCGCTTGTGCGCTCAGATCAGCGACTGCCACCTTGTCGGCGCTGTCACCTTCTGCAAGCAGATGAACAGAGGAGCCACACGTGCAGGTCATCTTACAGGCAGTCGGTGAGGATGTAGCCGAGGGTGCTGTCGATGCCCTTAAAGAGGTGGCACTCCTCAGCGTAGACGTAGCGGCGGATCTTGCCGAGGTCATCGTACTGACCAGCCACCATGCCACCGAACTCGAAGTTAAGCGCCGCCACAGGCATGCCCTTGACGTTGCCGCCCTTCTGAACGATGGCGTCTGAGCCCTTGAGGATACCCATGAAGAGGCTATCGTTGGTCCAGATGTAGCCCTCAGAGGAGGAGGCACCAGGCACAGCGGAATCAACGCGAGCCTCGCCGACATGGATGTTGGGGATGCCAAGCACGTCAGCGAGAACCTGCTTCACAGCGGCGTCGCTGAGGATCAGGTTGCCCGAGGCGATACCTGCGGAGCTCGTGCCGACATAGCCACGGACCTCGGGGTTGCGAGCGAGGGCGCGGAACAGGTCGCGACCCATCACGAGCGTGTCGGGGTTGATGCCGTGAGCGTTGGCGAACACGGTGTCCTTGAGCTGATGCAGGTAGCTGAGAGGCTCCGCACCGCTCGCGTTGAACTTGCCACCGAAGGAGGCAGTCGAGGAGCTGTTGGTGAAGTTGGAGGTGCCGAAGAGGAGGTCAGCGGCGCGCTTCTCCTTGGCGAGCTTCATCACGCGAGCGACCTTCTTGGCGATGCGCTGCTCCTCGCTCCCAGGGTACTGAGAGTCGATGATGTCCTCCATCGCGATCGAGTCCTTGGCGCTGTAGATGAGCGCCTTGAAGGTCGTCGAGGAGCGGTCGAAGCCACCGATGGAGGCGCGGTCAGCGCCAGGAGCGCGCTCGAGGTCGAGACCGGCGCCGGCGCCCATGAAGTTGCGGGTCTGCTCGATGAGGAGGGTCCCAGAGCGCTCAGGGATCTTGATCGACTCGAAGAGCTTATCAGCGATGAGCTGGCTGTCTGAGGGCACCGCCTCGACAACGAGCGAGCTGAGGATCTGATCTACGGGATGGAGATTGCTATATGAGCTTGCCATCTAGGACTCCTTAAGGGTTGACGGTCGTGGGACCGAAGAAGAAGGCGAGGAGCTGCGCGTTGGCGGCGGCGCTCGTCTGATTGACGTTGGGGATCACGCGCGCCACAGCATAGTCACCGCTCGTGAGGCCGCTCTTGACAGCGCCACCGGTGGTCACGGCGAGGAGGGGCGTCGAAGAGAAGGTGAGAGAGCCACCGGCGATCACGCGGGTCAGACCGAAGATGCAGACCTCCACCACATCGCCCTCGGCAGCGGCGCGCTGAGCGACACCGACCACGGTGGGAAAGGTGGCGTCGGTGGCCACAGCGACCTTGCCAGCTGAGTTGATGGCGACGAGCGCGAACTCGGTGACAGCCGAGGCGCACACGAAAGACTTGACGATGTTCTGAAGCTCCATGCTTAGGCTCCGTAGACGGCGAGGTATTGATCGGGGTTGGTGGTGCGGAACAGGTTGAGCGCCTCGCTGAAGCTGATGTGCTTCTCAGCGGCGAGGACCTTGACCTGCTCTGCGAGGGAGGCGCGCGTCAGCTCCTGACCAGAGGCGCCATGACCCACCTCATTGAGGGGGACCGCGCTGTTGGCAGGGCGCTCGCTGAACATCTTCCAGAAGATGGGCTGAGTGGCCTTGGCATCGAAGGCCGCCTCGACCGCCGCCTGCTCTGCCGGGCTGACCTTGCCCTCACGCAGGAGAGCAGTCACAGCCTCACGGCGCTCGATGGCGCGCTTCTCCGCATCGATGGCGGCGAGCTTCTCAGAGAGTTGCTTGTTGGCTGCGCGGAGAGTGTTGATCTCGGAGAGCAGGGTCGCCTCGCTCATCATCTTAGGCTTGTTCTTGTACTCGCCATCGACAACGATCACGGCTGGCTTCTCCTCCTCCTCGGGCTTCTCTGCCTCGGGCATCTCGCCCTCAGCCATCTGCTCCTCGGGCATCTCTGCCTTGAGGGAGGCCTCAGCAGCGGTCTGCATGTCGGCGATCTTCTGCTCAAGCTCTTTGACCATCGCGTCTTTGGCGACGAGCGCGGCCTTGAGCTCCTCGGGCGACATCTCGGCGATGTTGTCCATTGGTAGCGTCTCCTTGAGTGTGACCCTGTCGATCGAGGCGTTGCTCTGAGCAGGGCGAGGGGTGAGAGTGATTGCGAGGAGCTGGGCGTCCCCGACCTTCTTGCCGCCATCGCGACTGAAGATGTTGCCCGTGACATACTCGGGCGAGGACCACAGGACACCGCCTGCATCCTGCACCACCTTGAGCCCGCGCTCGTTGTAGGCAGGGGTCGCGTAGAGACCATCGGCGCGCATCTCAAGGTCCACCACGAGACCGAGAGCGCCACCGACATCAGGAGGAGCAGGTGTGCCAGGATTGAACGGTGATGAGGCATGTTGCCAATCGATGATCACAGGGTCCTCAAGACGCCTCTCACGATAGACGCGCAGGAGCTCCGCGCAGAGGGAGGCGTCAACCTCCCCTAGCGTCTCACCGCTGAGGCGCGCGCTGACCTGCCCGATGGCGAGCGTCTTAAATGGCTTTCCGAGGGTCAGCCCCTCGGGAATGTCATAGGTGGCGGTCGATGCCATCTGCACCGCCTCACCATAGGCGCGCAGGGTAGTGACCTTCTCATCAGCAGCGTTCATCTGACCGACCACCTTTCGAGCCCACGCATAGCCCGCATCACCGCCCCAACCATCCCAAGCCTGTCGACCTGGGCCATAGTCATCCCAAGTCGAGCCCTGCTTGTCGATCTCGTGGCGCGTGAAGTAGGCAAGCATGCGACGCAGAGTATCAGGGGAGAGCTTACGACCTGCCGACAGGTCACGAGCGCGAGCCAAGCCGACAGGCGTCATCCCACGCTGTGAGGGAGGCTTCTCTGCTCGATTGCGAAGAGCGCGAGCGGCGGCTTCCTGTGCGCCCTTGGGAGGCGTGAAGTCGATGTGGGCGTACTTCTCAGGCACTGCCCACGTGTAGCCGACGAGGAGCGCGCGCTGTCTAGCCTTGGCTACCATCACGCCTCCTCTTGATCAGATGCTCAGCGAGTGCCGCCACAGGGGAGGGAGCGGTGCGCTGAATGGGCGCGCGCTCTGCTCCCTCTGGCAGATCACCTGCGCCGAGGCGCTCACGGATGGCGCGCTCGAGGTTGTCATCGGGCGTGAGGAGCCCTGCCTGCACGAGCTGCGGAAGCATGCCCAAAGACTCAGCGAGGTCGTCTGTGTCGAGCCCCGTGTGCTGAAGGCGAGGGAGCTTAGAGGGGTCCACAGGCCCATAGTTAAACTGAACGAGGCGACCAATGGTCCCTGCGCCTCTGCGGTCGACTCCATTGACCGCCGCCGCTACCAGGTCGCAGAGGTTGATCGCCGCGCGTCTGAACACCGAGAGGTGAACCTCACCGACCGAACGCGAGCCTGTGTCGCTGATGCCGAGGTTGGCGAACTGTGCGAGGAAGGCTTGGCTGATCTGGTTGTCGCACTCGCGGATGATGTCGAGAGGACCTTGAGCATATAGGTTCGGCGCGGCGGCGTAGTTGTCGAAGCTGATCACATTGTTCTCAATGAGATAGCTCTGCTCTGCCGACAAGAACGCCTGCGCTTGGCTCTCCGCCTCGTCAACCATCGTGTTGATGTCTGCGTCTGAGAGCCCTGCAAGCTCAGCCGCCGCGCGGTCGACCTTGACCTTGGGCGCAGGTATCGCCCACCGGTCAACGCCAACACACATCAAGTTCGCCACGCGCTGCTTGGTCCTCCACCACCACCACACAGGGCGAAGCATGCCAGCGCCCTCGAAGTTAGAGCCTGTGCGGTTCAGCGTGAGCAGGAGGAGCTTGTTGGCAGGTATCGGCTCAGGGGTCTTGCCGATGCCGACCATGTTCTGCAAGACGCCATCGAGGTTCTGATTGTCGCGAGACAGCCACCGCATATGAGCAGAAGGCTCGCGGTCGGCGTAGTGGTCGAGCCACACTCGGACCTTGCCGTTCTCATCTGGGCCTACGCGATACACCTCCTCGGCGTAGCGATAGCCGACAGGCACGAACTCAAACAGATAGCTGAGTTGCGCCTCCCACGAGAGCGACATCTGCCCTGCATAGCCATCGAGCCCGAACGCCTCGTTGGCGAAGCGAGCAAGCTCGAGCGCGACAGGGTCAGTCTCATCGGCAGGCATAAAGCGCCATGTCGCAGAGAGGAGGGTCTGACGAAGCATGTGCCACGAGCGCCTGACCACAGGGTCAGTTCGCAGCATGTCCTCTGCCTCAGTGACCCAGTTGAGCCCTGTGAGCTGAACGTTGCGCTCATACCCAGAGATGACACCGCCTGAGAGCTGAGTGCCACTGATCCCGCGCGTGACAAAGCGCGGATGCAAGGCGCGCATGTGCCTCGGGGTATCGTCTATCTCTGAATAGTCCATAGCGCCTCGACGGTGAGGTGGTGCTGAT